GATGGTAGGCAGCGCACAGTAGAGCTAACATCTGATGGCTCAGACTTTCACGATTACATACAGTACAAGGCACAGCAAAAACAGTCAGAAGGATTAACACAATATGGCTAAAGAAATAAAAACAGAACTAACCCGTGATGAAGTAAAGATATTACTGGAAGTATATACCTGTATGGATAGCATGGTAGATGACACAATGGAGATGATGGATGTGCGACTGTCACAACTCAGTGACTTAAGGGATAAGTCCTATGCGCTGAAGCAGATGTTTGACTTCCGACCGACTGTGGATGAGGGTGGTAACCCTAACCACTGGAAGCCATACGTACTGCCTGACGATCCTACCGCATGGTACTATGATAGTAGTGAATAGAAAAATAGGAGAAGACTGTTGCAATTATATGTCATAACATACGATGAGATCCTAGGCATACCAGCCTGTCACAAGAGCTTCAACACTATGAGTGAAGCAGAGAAATATATGAAGGATATGAATGAACTCAATGGAGTAAGGGCAGAACTTAAGGTGAAAGGGTTGTAAGATATATGCCAGTTTATGAGTTAATTTCGATAGGTGTGACAGTATCCTTCTGGTGTGTTGTCTACCTGATCTACAAAAAAGATGAGTAGAGGTACTTGAAATGCAAGGGGCGGTCACTAACTAATACTAGTAGTATAGACTGTAGGTAATACTCTTAGTTTTATTTCTTTTATAGATAATAATACTAATAGACACTGTAAGTATATACTGTTAGTGGTATACTAAAGTCTCTTGCATTTAACTCTACAAAGGAAGTTACCAATGGTAAGTTACAAAGATACAAACTTAGAAGAGATAGAAACCATTGAGGATTACTTTGAAATATTTGGTAAGGATGAGGACGCACTGAAATACTTGATAGGTTTATTTCTTGATCAGGTTTTTGACCTTCAAGAATTTCTAGAGGAAGTTGGTCACACACCTGAGGAATTCCTGGAATGGCAAGAGCTAAAACTTGCAAGGCAGTATCACTAGGAGGTTTATAGAATGGAAGAAAGAGTAACGTCACTGGAGAAACATATAATGAAACTTCAAAGGGAGCAGTCTAATGCAGAATGGTTTGGAGACTTCTCACACGCTGACTTCTTACAAAAACTTATTGACTCCTCGATAGAAGAAAGAAATAAGGGAGAGGTCTACTACGTTACATTCTAAGAGATACCACCCTTAGCTCAACTGGATAGAGCAACTGCCTTCTAAGCAGTAGGCTGCAGGTTCGAGTCCTGCAGGGTGGGCCAAACAAAAGATTGGAAAAGACTATGAATACAATATGGTTACTAGTATGGTTTGTCTTTGTACCTGAAGTAGGCATAAAGTACTACCACTTAGGCACTTACAAGAACGAGACCTTCTGCGGTACAGCACTCAGAGATGCAGCAGTCATGGTCAACGATAAGAATGAAACAGTAGAATGTATTGGAGTACAGGTAGATGATTAATGATGCGACAGGGTATCCTAAAATAAAAGACGATAAGGACTTTCATACTTGGGTAAGTGGCGGGGGAATTACCAAAGCTTACATATTGGAAAAGAAACCTTCGCTAAGAACAATTCCAAAGAAACCAAAAGCATTGAGAGGTAAACCCTGATGTCAATTAAAGCAACATACATTGATCACATGGGTACAGATCTGACAGTAGCTAACGCTGCCCGTGTATCATTTGGTAAGACAAGCGAGATGGAAGACGATCCGTGGGGGCCGCCTAAGCTCAAGACTAAGGACGATAAGCTGATCCGGTATCTTGCCAAGCACAAGCACATCAGTCCATTCGGTCACTGCTTTGCCAGCTTCCACATCAAGGCTCCGATCTTTGTAGCACGGCAGCTGGTCAAGCATAAGTTCCTGCGTTGGAATGAGATCAGCCGTAGGTATGTCGATGATGAGCCTGAGTTCTATGAGCCAGATGTGTGGCGTGGACGCAGTGCCGATAAGAAGCAGGGTAGTGAGGGTGTTATTAAAGTACTTGAATGGTCTAAACCTGATGAAGACTATGATGAGTATTATCCAGATGATAAAAAATATTTACAGCCTTGGGAGCCCTACGAAGATACACCTCAAAACATTACTGAATATTTATACGAACAGGTAAGGGAGGTGTATGAAATCCTAATACAAGGAGATGTTGCCCCAGAACAGGCACGGATGATACTACCACAGTCTACTATGACTGAGTGGTACTGGAGTGGTAGCCTAGATGCCTTCGCTGATATGTGTAACCTACGCTGCAAGTCTGACACACAGGCAGAGACACGAGAGGTAGCACAACAGATTGATCGTAAGATGATTGAACTATTCCCTGTATCATGGGATGCACTGACGGAGGATGAAGATGACTAGACTGTATGATTTAGAACCAATGATTATGGATTGCTGGCATGTGTGTGATGACCTACAGGTATTGTTCAGACAGATAGGCGATGGTGAACGTGACCCTACACAGGATGAACTGATGAACGCCCTTCTAGGTATGCAGCAAGTGTATCAGTGGAAGTTTGAACAGTTGTTCAATAAGTATGAGGATGCACTCCGTGACAGACAAAATCAGACCAATGACTAAAGAAGAACGTAAGGCATCTCAAGATCGTGATGAAAAGAATAAGTGGCGCAAGTGTGTCAGCTGTGGTAATGCAAGTAGAGACACATGGTGTAGCTTCTGTCTGGAGGAAGAGTGATGATGAGTAGCCAGTGGAAAAAATTTATAGAGTCAGAGAGATCTTATAAGGATAGTACAATGAGGGACCACGAGTTTAGTAACACAGTGTTAGCGGAACATGAGGGTGATATCGTAAACGAACCTGAGCACTATGCTAGGTGGAAGATTGAGCCTATCACATACATCATGCGTAATGGCTTTGATTTCTGGCGTGGTAACATTATAAAGTATGCTAGCCGTTCTGGTTACAAGTTGTATGAGGGTAAGACACAGGTAGAAAGTGAGATAATTGATCTGGAAAAGGTGCAGAGGTACTGTCAGATGCGTATTAATCAACTAAATGGGGAGGAAAGGTTATGATACCTATTGGTCAACTGAGGTTGTTACTCACTAAGGCTGGGTTAGACTATGTTATTACTCGTGTTGAAGGCAACATAGCACACGTTAACATACTGATAGATGAGGTTAAATAACTGTGATGGAACTTCTGCTTTTAGCTCTAACAATTTTCTTTATTTTCTAGGGGGTCCTATGTTTACTGTAGAATTTGAACACGATGCTTCAGTTGTACGTGTCCTTGATGAGACAGACCAGTTGGATGATGTTGAGATGATACTAGACGATGAAGGTATTGTTTTCATGAGGCAGTGGGACGATAGCCTAGACAAATACGAGATGCTAGTGATGACGCACCAACAACTTCTTGACATTGTCATGTCCCTGCAGCAGACTGAGGGTCTATTTATAGCAAGACAGATGGGATACTAACGATGAACAGCACAACACGAGAACCACAGAATAACGTACACTTCGCAATTACTGTTCGCCTTATGGTTGACAATGGACTGACATGGGAGGATGTGATACTACTCCTTAAGAGACACCTCAATGATGTTAAGTTTGAGCAAGACTTAAAAGAAAGATACGAACCAGAAGAGTGGAGCGATTGGGCGGAAGGAGATATAGTATGATGGCTATGGATGAGAAAAAGTTTGATATCGAGAGGGTTGCCTGCCCTTACCAAGACTGCGGAAGCTCAGATGGTTTCTACTACAGTACCACAACTAAGTCTGGCTTCTGCCATGTGTGTGAGTCTAAGACAGGTAAACCTGGTAAGTATCCACGGCCTAACTTTAGGACAGACATATCCGAATGGGCGGAGGAAACCTATCCAGTAAACACAATCAAACCACCAGTACACACAAGACAAATATCTTCTGCTACCTTCTCAGGCATACGAGGTATTGACTCTGATGTTTGTAAGCTATTTGGTATCCAGATACAGATGGATAGTGATGGTGATGCTGTACGCTACGCATTTAAGTACCCGTCTAATGTAAAGTATAGAGGCTATGACGAGAAGAAGTTTTGGACAGAGGAGAAAGGTGCGCTTCAAGATCTGTTTGGCCCTGACTTCAATGCTGGTTCAAGCAAGAGACTGTACCTGACAGAGGGTGAGTTTGATGCTGCATCTCTATACCAAGCGTTAGGTAAGAGCTTCCCTGTCAAGTCCATACCTTCTGCATCCTTGTCTGATAAGTTTATCAAACGTAACTT